TTCAGTAGTAAGTCAGATGGGTATCTTTAACTTTGTAAATACCTTTGGCGCTGTACTCGCTCCGATCTACGGTATTATGATGGTCGATCATTATATGATTAAGAAAGAAGCATTAGATGTCGATGAACTATTTAATGCATCTGAAGATGGCGAATACTATTATGACAATGGTTGGAACAAGAAAGCACTTGCGGCTTGGGCATTGCCTGCAGCGTTCTCTCTTGGAACAGTATGGTTGCCAGTTCTTGGTTTCTTATCAGGATTCGGATGGGTAATTGGTGCCGCACTTGGTGGAATTATTTATTTTACAATCATGAAAAAATAGTGTATAATAAACGAGTAGGGCGAAAGTCCTACTCGACACAAAAAAGGTTTATATTATGGTTAATAAATGGGATAAGCGATATCTTAAGCTAGCAGCTGGAGTCGCAAATTGGTCGAAAGATCCTTCATCTAAAATCGGTGCGATTGCTGTAGGATCAAAAGGACAAGTACTTGCTCAAGGCTATAACGGATTTCCAAGAGGAATTAGTGATAGTTTTGATCGATATGCAAACAAAGATGTCAAGTATAAGTTTGTAGTTCATGCTGAAATGAATTGCATATACAATGCTACATATAATGGTGTATCACTTGATGGCGCAACTCTTTATGTTCACGGATTACCTGTTTGTTCTGATTGTGCAAAAGGTATTATTCAAGTAGGAATTCGAAAAGTTATAATGCCATTAGCAGAATATCCAGATCATTGGATGGAATCGTTTGCGTATTCATCAGAACTTTTTTCAGAAGCCGGCGTTTTTTATGAGTTTGTAGAATGATAGTCGGAACCTTTAGTAAAATACCCAAGAAAGAATCGAGTCATAGCTATGGCTATGCCAGAACTTGGTCAGAAAATCTTGATGTACCTATTGACCATACGAATGGAAAGCACAAAGAGGTTTATCTTTTACCTGGTGCTAATTTCGGCGGTACGATTAATCTTATGGGCGGTTTTACAGAACTTCATAAGGTTTGGATCGATAACTTACTCGCTTCAGAAACAATAACCGTACTGGATGGTCCTCCAGTTGACTATGGTGCGCAGTTAAAGAAGCGCAAAGACGTAACTGATAAAGCTTGGTGTGATGCTATAACAGAGAAGCTTTCTGAAGCTAAGTCTCTTGTAGGTAGCGATTTACCACACGAATGGTTAGCAATCGGTGATAGCCACGTGTGCGCATACGCACCGAAGAATAGTAGTGTAGTCAAGCAAGATGGTACTACATTGTTTGGCCAGATTAAAGAAGACTTTGCATATATCAGATCTCATATCAAACCACATCATAAAGGTGTTACTATATCTCTTGGTAATATTGATGTGCGTCACCATTTATGCAGAGTTCAAACTGACATCTATAAAATGGTCGAAGCATATTCTGATTTTGGTAGAAGTCTTGGCATTGAAGTAGAATATGCCGTACCATGGCCTATTGAATTCGAAGGTCGTAAGCTGCCTAAAACTGGTTACTATAAAGGCAAACCATTTTGGGGAGATAGAGGTGAAAGAATGCTAGCAGCTTGGAATATAGAAGGTTGTATGAAAATATATGGAATGAAATTAGTAAAAGCACCTCAAGCGTGGTATGATATGGATGAAGAAAAATTTGCTATAGATAGAATGGAGAAACCTCAATCTGTACATCTTAATCCTATGTTTTATCGCCGCATGAATTGGGGCGAGAGTGAAAATACATTAGAAAGCTTTATGTGATGGAATTAGAAAGAAGACCAAATTACGACTGTTATGTAGATTATTTCTGGCCTCGTTCAAAGTGGCTTGAAGAGAATTGCCTAATTGGTGATGTTGACTATCTTGGCCCTGAAGCTGATGAAAACGTTAACGACGAACTGATGCAAAATATTCCTGCATATAATTGTGTATCGCGTACATATGAAGGATTCAATAACGTTAATCAAGATTTAAATCACGGCACTAATCAAATAGTTTTTAAGAAAAGACCAAAAGACGTACAAGAACGCGTTCAGAAATATGTTACAAATAAATGGACTCTTCGAGAATATGTCTTTGCTTATTATACGCATCGTAGTACAGGATCTGGATTTTATGCTGGTAAGTCTTGGCATGGATATCATCATAGCATTGTAAGTCATTTTGGCCTACATGAAACTGCAGATGAGATGGCAGGCCTAATGAAACAGTGGAAAAAAGCTGGTAAGAAGATGTTTTCTACTATCGGTAACCAGAATCCCACTCCAAAGAAAGGTATGAATCTTCCTGAACATATAACGAGCTTTGGTTTAGAACTGATGGGCGAACTGACAGAACATCTTAGAGAAAACTATAATGCGGGTAATCCACCGCTTGAACAGAAAAGTTTAACTGATAGACTTAATCAGAAAAATATAGAGAACGGCGTTCGTCGTTGGAACTTTCCGTATGCGCAAGCCATTGCAGATATTGCTACGTATCATCCACAATATGTAGATCCTAATAGTAGTTTATATTGTGGTAATAATGCTAGACAAGCAATCGAACAAATGTTTCGAAAGCCAAAAGGAATGAGTCAAGTAGAATATCATGATCGTGCATTAGCAGATCTTACAGAAAATCTTGGTACAAATGCTGTAGCTCATGAAGATACACTTTGTATTTTTGTAAGATTTTTAAATAACCTCGATCGTTCAGGGAGAGGACTTAAAAATGCTTCTGGTTATTATATGATGGATAAAAATGATAAACCAATGTATCCAGACATTTGGCGACCAGAAGCACTTGAAGTAAAACAACAAAAAGCAACTTTAGCGGAGTTTCTAATATGACAGAAAAATCATTTGCTCAAATAGTACAAGAATATAAAGAACATAGAAAATATATTTTAAAGGCTTTAAGTCACCACCAACCTGCTCCCAGGCCTGTAAGAAATACGGTTCCTCCTACAATGCCAAAACCCGCTGCTACTAAAAATATGAGAACAGCCCCTTCAATAAAAGCTTGACGCCTTTCTTCTTGTTTATAGATGGTATCTTCTCGTTCTTTTTTAATCTTTCGACGCAGTTCTACCATTTCTTTCCAGGTACCGAATCCAAACCTTATATTTAATAATTCTTGTAATTGTTTTTCTTGTTCTTCAAGCTTTTTCTTTTGTACGATAACCGCTAAGGCTTCTTCTTCAATAGAACCTCCAGCGAATAACTTTTTAAATATGGGTGGGTTTTTACTCTGTTGTTCTGCTCTTTGTAAATCTGCTGCAGCACCGTACCACTTTCCTAATTGACCAACTACATCTTCTATTTCACGGCCAGCAGCCACGAGTTTTTTCACACCATTGAAAGCAGCCGTCGCAGCAGTAATTGCTGTGATCGGATCAATCATATTTTACTCCTTCATTTCAGCCATATTTATAAAAATCAAATTATTTTACAAGTTATTGTTTTTAAACAATTTCGATCGGCGCTTTTTTGTGTACATTGCTTTTTACATGCTGTAGGATGGTATTATCAAAAGGAGATGATAACATGATTTTTACAGTTTGGCAAATTCAATACTCTTACGCAGATATCGAAGCTATCAACGCTGGCGAAACTAACGCTAAGCGTGAAGCTAAAACAGAGATGAACTTTGATTTTAGCGGTGAGAACATTTCTGGTATTGCTGATCAAGCTCTTACAGATGGCCTTTATACTCATGTTTCTGATATTCGTGCTGAAACTCCTAACCAATGTTTTGAAATCGGTAACATTGGCCCTGAGTCAGCGATTACACGTTTCTCACCTATGTCTTCACTTTCAGTCGGTGATATCATCGTTGATGTAGAAGGTAATGTATTGGTTGTAGCTAACTATGGTTTTGTTGCAATCGGATTTAAGCCTGAAATGTCAGCTGCTAATTTAATTTACAAAATGGAGGAAGTAGCGTAATGATTATGGTAAATGATATTCAAGATGCAATAATGATGAGAAAGAAATTGATGAGCATCGTTCGTCGTTCTCATAATTCTGGCCATAGTCGTGCCACTGTTTTAATTGAACTGCTTGACATTGTTGACGATCTTCAGCAAAATATTGAGCGTATAGAAGCTAATATGGAAGTTGAACATGATATTTGGATGACTGAAATTAAAATGGAGGAATCTGCTAATGCAGCGTAAAGGTAAATCACATAAAGCGGCCATGGGAAGCGATGGCCGCGTTGCCTTAGGCGAAATTATAGATTTTATGAATGAATGCGCCGGAGTTTTGGAACTTGAAGGTGATGAAAAGTCTGCATTTTATTTCGAACAAATCGCAGAGTTTCTAACTGAGAATCCCTATAAAGGTTTAAAAGAGCACGCAGGTCGAGTTTTAGGTTTATAAATATCCAATGTCAAAAACAATTAACATAGCAAGTGGATTATTAACCATGTCAGGACTAGCAGCAGTAGCAGTAACTCTGACTATGATGAATCCCGAGGTAGATCCTGAAAGCCATAATTGCTTGGCCATGAATATCTACCACGAGGCACGGGGTGAAGTTATAGAAGGCCAAATCGGAGTTGCGCACGTTACAATTAATCGTGTAAAGCATACAGAATGGCCTAACAATATTTGTGATGTAGTGTACCAACCAAAACAATTTAGTTGGACGTTTTTAATTGAAGATCAGACGCCGAAAGAAAATAAGTCGTGGGCTCAAGCTAGAGTCATTGCTAGAGATGTAATGATAGGAAACGTAGATGACCCTACACAGGGAGCTACATTTTATCACGCTACGTATGTAAATCCGTCATGGGCGGATCAAATGGAAGTAAGTAAAATAATTGATAAACACGTGTTTTACACATGGGATGGAGTTTGGGACGAATAAATGATTGACTATAAATTTAATGAAGGCGCATTGATTGAAGAGTTTCAAGCTTATATTGATGCTACATATGATGGACATTATTCTACTAATAAGTTCCAATCGACAGAAGTAATTATTGAACGCGGTCACGGCACCGGTTTCTGCAT